TTAGCTCTGCAACAAAGCCTCCATCGTATACGGGTTCCCCTTCGACTGTTGCCAACGTGTATCGTGGCCATCGAGGTAGTGCTGCGTCATGCTTTCGTCGGCGTGGCCCATGAGCACCTGAATATCGTTCACTGACGTGCCCTTCAACTCCAGCAGGCGAGATCCTAGCGACCGGATCTCATGGAAGGTTGGCTGCGCCGTGGCGGGCATGCGCTTGATGCTGGGTACTCGCTCGCGCAGTTTGGCAAATTCCCTCGATAGATAGTCACCCGACACTTGGGACCAGTGCGCTTTCCCTTTCCGATCCGCAATGCGTTCGGGCATGCGGTGGACGATGAAGGGGGAGACCGGCGCAATCAGGCGCGATCTGCGAATCAGGTCTTCCATGGCCGGGGTAAGCTCGATCGCAACGTAGGCCGTCTTGCTGCGGTCCCGCGTTTTCTGGCGGATGTAGTGCAGGCGGCCGTTGCGTATGTCGTCGTATCGAGCCGCCGTCACTTCAGCCCGGCCAAACAGGCACAGCAGCGAGAGTTCCATGGCAATCTTCATCCAATCCGGAGCCAGGGCGTGCATGGCTTTGAACTGGTCGACCGTCAAACGCCGGCGCTGCTTCTCATAGTGGTTGTTGGTGCGTGTTGGCGCGACGGGGTTTGTGCCTACCCAGCCCTTGGTCTGGGCGAACTGGAAGATCTGCGATAGCACTGCGCGATACTGCACATACGCGCTGCCTTGGTGGTTTTCATCCAGGTACTCGGCACACCAGCGCGTTGTGATGTGCTCGAGCAGCATGCCGCCTGCATCTTTAATCAACCGCTGGCCACGGCCACGCTTCGCCTTCTTGGTCCACTCCTTCAGCTTGGGGTCGGCGTTTACCCATTCGCTCAGCCATGCTGTGACTGCAGCTTTGAGCGTAACGCCACTTTCACCCATCACCTCGGCTACCAGATCGGCACCGGTCATCAGGCGCGCATTGAGAATGCGCGCCGCGTCCTGCGCCTTGGCTTTGTCTCTCCCCATCCCGTGGCGCGTTCCAGTGTCGGGGCGGCGGTAGATATAGTAGCCCTTGCTCTCGTACAGGTTCGGCTCCAGGCCTTTGTTCTTCCGCTTCCGTGGCCTTGGTGGCATGTCACGCCTCCATCAATACGCTGTCGGCCAGGTCATTGCCGGTCTGGCGACGTTCGGCGTCGAGATCAATAAACCAGGTACCGCCCATCTTCTTGGCGGGTACCGAACCTTCGCGGCACCAGCGGCGCACCGTGGTGAGAGCGGGCGGGTCTCCGGCAAACCGTGCGCGGCGCCACTGATCTAAGTCCATCAATTTACCTGTTCGCATGTCAGTCTCCTGTATGCCGCTGGCCACCAGGGCCATACCCTTGTTCTGCGCGCCACTGTTGATCTTGTCGCGCCATACTGTCATCGATCATTTGCTGCTGGTGCTGCTCGAGTAATGCTCGAATAGCGGGGTTAGCCTCAAGCTGCCGTAACCGGTTCAGTTCTTCCAGCTGGCGCTCGATGATGCCGGTGGCCACCGTGGCGAGCTCCCACAAATCCGTAGCGGCTTCGCCGTCTACCCGCACCTTGCCCAACCCGTAGCAGTGCCCACAGGGGCGGTCTTTGTTGCCCTTAATATGGTCGTGACCGCTGCCCAGGCACACGGGGCAGTCGTCTGTGAGCAGTGGTCGCCAGCTGCTCAGCCAATCGTCCTGCGTAGTGACGCTCTGAACGCCCTTGTCGAGGTCTTCGTAAACGATCAGCCAATTGCCCTCCAGCGGGCCGGTGCCCATGTGCTGCTGGAGCTGGGCGTATTTCCCACCGCTTTCGCGGTGGGTGTGGGTGGGTTGATGGGTCATTGCTGGGCCTCGGCTGCACACTTGCAATAGGTGCCATAAGCGCCGCATTCCAGCTCACAATCAGGATGCGAGTCACAGCGGGCGAGGCTGGTGGACGGCAATTCTTTAACTGACGCCTGAACTCGACTTACAAGCATTGCGCATTTCACTGCCCATTTATGAAGGGGTAGGTCAGCTTTGTTTTCGCAAGCATCAGCCAAGGCTAGGGCGTTTGAAGAAAGCTCATTAATATGCGCTGCCAGAGTGTCGCTCTGCTCTTGCAGCGTGGTGTTCTGCTGATTCAGAAACGCGACACGGCCGACCAGCGGATTCTTGGAGCACTGCTGGTCATGCTCGACGATCTTGGCGTGAGCGGCGGCCATGTCGGTGACTTCGCGTGTGTCGTAGATAATCGACTCGCCGCAGTAGACGCACATGGCGGCGTGGGTGTTATCGCTCATGATCAGTTGCCTCCCGGGGCTGGCAGTAGTGGCGGCATATCGCCTGTGTCGTAGGCGCTTTTAACTTGCGGCAGCATCCAGCGGCCGACCGTCCCGCCGTTGGGCAGCACGATGTGCGCCAGGAACTCCTCTTCAAACTCGGTGATGCCTGACTCCACCGCTTCGAGCTTGGCCTTGATGACTAGTGCTAGAGCGCGCCACCGCTGGCGGCAGGCTTGCTCCCATGCCTTAGCGGCTTGGGCTGGCGCTCGCTCGCGGCCAGTTTCGGTTTGCGTGAACTCCCGGCTATTGCGGTCAGGCATCGTCAAGTCAAAGCGAATCCGCCGGCCGTTCATCTGGAACGCCATCACGGCGGTGTCGCCATCCCATCCGTACATGAAACCGCTGGCACCGTAGCGAGAGACTGTCTGCTCGATCTCGGCACGGCTGCGCTCGCTGGAGACGCTGGTGTTTTCGGCGTATCGGCTCACGCGACCTCGCTTAGCGGCATGAACCGCTGTTCGTGTGTGAAATTCGCCTCGACGATTTCCCGTGCAAGGGGCGGGCAGACGCTGTTGCCAATCAGGCGTACTTGCTTGTGCTTCGCCAGGGGCTTGCCGTCGATGCGAGCGAACTGGTAGCTGGCGGGGAAGCCTTGCGCCATGGCGAGCTCGTGGGGCTGCAGCATGCGCATGCCAATATCTACGACTATGTATGTCTCACCATCGATAGTGACGGTTACTAATTGGAACCGGTCTTTCGTCGTGACCGTAGGCGCAGGCTGGCGCAGGTCGCGGCCTGTTTCGCCGCTGCCGCTGCCGTAGTAAGGCGCTAGAAACGCCGCCGTTAGATAGGCGTGCGTGGTGCTGGCACAGATAGTGGTCAGCGGCTCCCGGGCATCTTTGGCGCTGCGCTGGCTGCCTTTCATGTTAATCATGAAGGCGCTGACCAGGGCGTTATGGTCGGTCGTGGTGACCGTGGGCAGCGGGTCGCGCAGGTCCGCACCGACGACGCCGGTGTAGTGCTTGGCTAGGAATGCGGAGACCACCGCGAAATGCCCGCCTTTGACTTGCGCGCACTGAGTGCGCAGTGGTTCATCGGCGGCCATGTTGCGCTGGTTGCTCGCGTTGGCGCACTCGGTGATGAAGGGTGTTACCAGCGCATAGCCCGGTGCGGTAGTGATCGTTTGCAGCGGCTCCAGTAGCGACTGCCCACGAAACGGCGTGTAGTAAGCCGCTGTGTGGTTTAGCTTCACGATAAACGGCTGCTGGTGCTCCACAACGAAGCGCATCACACCTTTTGCAATGCGGTTTAGCGTGGCTGTGGCAAGCGGCTTCTTGCGCCCAAAAATCGAAGGGCAGGGCAGCGACCAGTCAATGCACTCGGCGGCGGTGCGCCACGGCTGCAGCTTCCGACGCTGAACGCTGGGCGCTTTCGGGTCCGCATGTGTTGGCTTCGGCCATGCGATGGGCAGGCCGTCGCGCCGTGCGATCAAGAACAGGCGCTTACGGATGGTGGGCGCGCCGTAGTCGCAGGCGCGGAGGATCCGCCAGTCTACTTGGTAGCCGTGGCGGCGCAGTGCGCGCACGAACCCGTTAAACGTCTGGCCCTTCCGCTTGGGGCAGGGTCGCGTTTTGCCGTCCGCGTCTTTGATCAGCGGGCCCCAGTCGAGAAACTCCTCGACGTTTTCCAGCACAATGACGCGGGGCTTCACTTTTGCCGCCCAGCGCGCCGCGACCCAGGCGAGGCCGCGCACGCTCTTGGAGACCGGGCGCCCGCCCTTAGCCTTGCTGTGGTGGCGGCAGTCAGGGCTAAACCACGCCAGACCCACGGGCATGCCGTTTGTGTCTTGCTCGGGGTCAATGTCCCACACGTCGGCCACGGCGTGCTCACTGCCCGGGTGGTTTGCGGTGTGCACGGCGATGGCGGTGTCGTCGTGGTTGATGGCCAGATCGACCGAACGGCCAAGCGCCTGCTCGATACCTTCACTGGCACCGCCACCACCGGCGAAGTTGTCGACGACTAGCTCATGGCCGAAGAGGTTGAGGTTGCTCACGGCGCACCCCCAACCATTTTGCTGGCCTGCGCAATATGGTTCAGCGGGCGCATCAGCGCGGCGCTGTTGGCTTCGATCAACCGCTGCTGGCGCTCCAGCTTTGCGCGGTATTCCGCTGCTTTTGCTCGGGCTACTTCTTCGCGGCTGACCAGCTCGACCAGTTTTTTGCCGCGATAGCCGCGCTCGTAGCGTCGGGATAGGCACGCGGGGGAGAGGCCGTAGCGGCGGCCTAGCTCGCTGAGGCTGACGCTTTCGCCGTTGGCGGGGTCGTTCACGTAAATCGCGCTCATGACTGCACCTCGCCTTTATCCGCTGCTGGCTGGCGCTCAGTCTCGCCACCGAGCCATTCAAGAAGGCGCTCGACGTTCTGGCGCAGGCTGCCCGCCATCAAGATGAAGTCGGTTTCCAGGCGGGCTAGGGCGTCGTCGCCATCGTCGGTGGCGTCTGCCTCCTCGATGAGCGCATCACCGAAGCGCAGCGACTTTAGCGCTAGGTCGTCATGCAGGATGAAAGAGAGCTGGCCTTCGATGCTGAGCGCGAGATGCGATGCTTGCCGGCCGCTTTCGAGCAGCTGCTGCATTTCGTCGCTATCCAGATCCACCTGACGTGCACGCACCACGCCGTCATCGCCCTTGGCTTTCAGCGAGACGTTGTCACCCAGCTGGAGATCAGCAGGGCGTGAAGCGGCATCGCCTAGCCAAGTGGTCATGGCGCGAATGGGTAGCGTTTGGCTGGTCAGCGGTGTGGCCTTCAAGCTACCCAGGGTTTCGCGCAGTAGGTCTAGTACGTCTTCAGCGCGTGCCCGGCTGCTGGTGTTCACGCCGATCAGGTTGCGCTCAGTGTCCCACCAGAGGTCTATTTTCTGGCTGCGCACGAAAGCGCGGGGCAGTAGTGCCTCGGTGACCTGCTCCTTGATTGCGGTTTTCTCTTTGCGCGTGGCCTTGCGGCATTCGCTTTCTTCGATCTCTGCGACCTTCTCGGCTACTTCCTCAGCCACGACCGATGCGGGCAGCAAGCGCTCTTGGCGTAGGGCGCTAATAAGGCGGTGGCCTTGAATCTCATGCAGCAGTTGAACACCGCCCAAGCGACCCGCTGGCGCTGCCCAGCCAATACGGCGGGCGTCGCTGTTGCCCAGGGGCTTGGCGGTATAGCACGCCATTTGCTCGGCTAGCTGCTCGGCAGTGACTGCAACGGCGGCGTGAAGGCGGTAGAGGTGTAGGTGTTTGAACCACATATCACTCGCCTCCCTCAGTTAGCACGAAAACGGTCTTATCGAGTGATGGCTTTTCGTGCCGCGCCGCGCTTGCAATGGGCTCGCTCGGGTTTTTTCTTTCTTGCCTGTTGAGAATGCCAACGCAGTAGCCGTGGCCTTCAAGCATTGATTTTATTGACGCGAGGGTGGCGCTTTTGCCTGACTGCACCGGCCCGCTAATGTGGATATGAATCAGAGTTACGGACATTTACTTGTCTCCCTGCTTGTTCTGACCATCGCCCTTGGCGGGCGCTGGCTGATTGAAAATTCGGTCGAACGCGGCTTGGTCGATCATTGCGACGCCATTTGTCGTTGCTGTGTGGTAAGTGCTGGCACAGCGGGCTTCATGCCTGGGCAACTCTCTGCTGCGATGCCGCGGTAGTCCGGCTGGCCTGTGCGCTGGTTAAGCGGCACGCCGCGGGCTTCCTCTGCTGCCCAGATGGCGGCATCGGTGCAGTAGGCGGTCAGCCATTCTGCCTCTTCCTGCGCTTCGCCTTTCGATAGCTGGCCCATGGCGAGCAGCGCGACGAACAGAAACGCGACCCAGAGTAATTTGGTGGCTTGCGTGCTCATGCGGCTTGCTCCTCAGTGGCGGTGAGCGGGTGCGGCGCTAGGTTGATACGGCCCTCTACATGCGCACCCCAAAGCACATCACGCAGGCTGTTACGGGCGGCTTGTTGTGTGGGCAGCGGTGTTGCCATCTGCACCACGACGCGGGTATCACGTTTGCCGACAAATGCGGGCAGGAAGCCGCCGTCTACCGGCACCGCTTCGATGACGGTGGTGTGAAGCGTGTAGCCGTCCTGCATGGCCAGCAGTTGCCAATGCTTCACGATGAACCGGCAGGGGGTGTGTAGATCGCTCATGCGTCACCCCGCGCTTTCTCCAGCGCTTCGCGCGCTTCTTCACGCAGCGCTTCGTACTGGCAGCTGCCGTTGGCGTCGAGGGCGTTCAGCAGTTCTTCCAGCGCCTCCAGGGCGCGGGTCACGTTTTGTTGCTGGGGGCTCATTGGGCGCTCTCCTGTAGCAGGGCTGTCAGGTGTTCGGCGATGTCGGAAATTTCCTCGATGGCAAAATCCGGCTTGGAGTAGAAACAATCCAGGTGCACGTGACTGAAGTGCTGTGCGCTGTGCTTGGCGTCCCAGGTTTCGCAGAAGATGCCGTGCTGGGTGGTTTCGAGCATCACGGCGTAGCGGCCTTGCAGGTTGATGGCCAGCGCTAGCTCTTGGCACTGCAATAACTGGCAGACGAAGCCCGTTTGGATGCGGCTGGCCGTGAACACCTCGGTGATTGTTTTGGGGGCTTGTAGGCTCATGCGAACACGCTCCCTGTATCACGACGGGTTAGCGTGCGGCTGGCGCTGACCTGCTGGCGCGTCCGTGCCGGTGACCGGTGGCGCATGGCTTCGGCGTCTGGGTTGATGCCGCTGATCATGAGCGCGACGAGTAGCGGGGCAATCCAGCCACGGCGCATGGCTTCGGCTACAGCGCCAGCGGCTTTGTAGACGTGCAGCTTGTGGTAAGCCTTTTTGAGGCTGCCGTGAACGGTTTCCGGTGAGCGTCCGGTGGCTTTGGCAATCTCTTTGTAGGTGTTGCCTGCCGCCAGCAGCATGAGGTCTACCGCTTGAGTGCGGGTAAGACCTAGGCTTCCGCGCTCTGGGTTAATGGTCGCTTGCCAGTTGCCTTGTGTGATGTGCATTGCTTTCCCCTTGCAACTCATGTGTTATGCGTTGAAGTATGCGAAAGCTCATAATATCTGTCAATGCGAAAGCTCATATTTTTTGTGAGGGCACAAAAAAACCGCCTCGATGGGCGGCTTTTCAAACGATGTTACGTGGTATTACGCGGCAGGAAGAAAGCGCATGATGGCAAAGACGAGGCCGCCAGCGGCCAGAATCGTGCCAACGCTCCATTTGATGACGCGCGTTTCAAGTTGCGCCATCTCTGTTTTGGTTGCGAAGTTGTCTATCTTGGTCTCGATGCGGGCTAGGGTCGTTTTAATATCGCCAACATCACGCTCAAGGTGCTCAACACGCGCTGTTAGGTGATCATTCATAGGGGGTTCGCCTCCTGTGCCGCTTCCGCTGCCTTTCACTGGAAGGTAGCTTACATTATCCGTCATTGGGCGGCTCCCCATATTTCCATTCTACGATGAGAGACGCAGCAAACGTTGTGACGTGGCCACAGTTACTGCAAATAAATCCCGCAGTTTCTGCCGTGTCGCCTGGCTCTGCGTCTGGGTGAACAAGCGGCATAGCGAATAGTTGAAGGGGCTTATCAGGGCCGTGCGACATGATCATCACTCCATCATTTCCGCATAAAAGGCATATGGTTGAAATGCCCTTTGCATCGATGAAGCTGTTGAGATCCTCGCCTTTAAGTTCGCGCGCTTTCAAGGCTTTTTCATTCATATGGTGCCTTCTAGAGCTTTGTCTTTGCCTCAACAGCAACGCCAAGAATCCGGCAATTACCGTTGATCGGTATGAGCGGATAGGCGGGGTTGAGCGGCTTTAGGTATTTTTGCCCGCTTTCGATGATGTATTTTTTGAACGTCGCTTCGTTGCTTTCATCTAGCTGCGCTACCACCAGTTTTCCTGGGGTGGCCTCGATGCCGGTGTCTACCAATACCAGCGTGCCTTCTGGAATGCTTGGCCTTACGCCTGCTGGCGCGGTCATGGAATCGCCTGCCACTTCTAACCAAAAGGCGGGGCCCTTTGCATCGTAATCAGTGCTTTCGTGCTGGTCTTCCATGCCCGAGGGGTACGGAACCACGCACTCGGCAAACTTCCCCGCCTGAACGCTGGAGATAACGGGATAGCGGTAGTAACGGAAAGGCTGAGCCGCAGGGCTGGTGTTTGCAATATAGCTGGCACGCTCGTCCTCAACGCTCTCCATTTCGCCAAGGCCTGTAGTTAGCCAGCGATAGCTCACGCCCAAGGCGTCCGCGATTTTCAGCAGATGCGTGGAGCTGTGGTGCCTACCGCGCTCCAGGTTTGAAATGGTGGCCTGATCGATGCCCGCTTTTTCGGCAGCTTGTACTTGACTCAGCTTTGCCTGCTTGCGCGCCAGCCTGATTCGGTCTTTGAGTTCCATGCCTGAATTATTATGCGCGCCCTCATAGCGTTGCAAATGAGTTTGCGCATGGTCTATTCTATGAGCATTCGCATAAGAGGGCGACCGATGGACACCGTATTTAAAAGCCTTGTTAGCCATTTTGGCGGGCAAATCCAAACCGCAGAGGCTCTCAACGTCAACCAGGGGGCTGTTTCCAACTGGGTGCGTGGAAAGCATGGCATGTCTCCTGCTGTAGCTCTGCGAGCGGAAAAGTTAACGAACGGCAAGTTCACTGCTGCTCAACTGTGCCCGTCTGTGTTTGTTCAGCCGCATGCTGACGAGGCGGCGTCTCAATGATTTCAGTGTATGCAACCACGCATATCAGCACAGCCCTTAGCGCTGGTCTGTTTGTGCGTACAGTGTTTGGGGGTGCGGTATGAGCCTTCACGCGATGCATTGGGCGCGACAGTCGCTCAAGACACTGCCTGACTCAGTAAAAGCCCCTGCGCGGCTGGCGCTTATGTTGCTGGCTGACTATGCCGACGAACAGCACGCTAGCTGGCCGTCTATCAACACCATGGCGCTGGAAATGGGCTGCTCGGTGCGCAGTGTTCAGCGCGCTATCGACCTGCTTGAAAAGCATGGCTTGGTCAGAGTCGAAACCCGTCAGGCGAAGAACGGCAGGCAGATGAGCAACCTGTATTTCTTGGCCGTCGATGGCCTGTTTGTAGGGTGTCAATCTGACACCCCTTCTATATCTGGCTGCGTGGGGGAGGGTGACAACCTGACACCCACCGAGGGTGCCAATTTGACAGGGGAGGGTGTCACCGGTGACAGGGGGAGGGTGTCACCCGTGTCACCCCTTGACTCTACCACTATGACTCTAAACCCCACTCTCTCTGACGTGGGCGCGCCTGAGCCAACCGTGTTCGAGCGTGCCGCCCAGCAAGCCGACGACGGCGAGCCCGCCACCGACGATCTGAGCGTGCCCCGCAAAACCGCCATGCACCTCGAATGGGAACCGGAGCCGGAAACCTACGCGACTGCCTGCTGGCAGCGTGGGCTAGCCCCGGATGCGAACGTTCACGATGCGCTGCTTGATTTTCGTGAGCACTTCGCAGCACAGCCAGCCCGCACCGCCACCCACGCCGATTGGACCCGCCGCTTTGTGCGCTGGGTCGCCGAGAACGCCAAGCGCCAGCACACCGCCCTGACCACCACCGGAGGCAACGCCCATGCAAACCGCCGCAGCAGCACTCCAAAACGCCGTCTCACCGCTCAAGAGGCGAGAGCCGCCGCCGAAGGCCGAGCGCCAGCAGGAACAGGCCAAACGTTCGACGGCGAATGGCAGCCCGCATACGACGGCTACGGCGGCTGAGGTGGACGAACTGTTCAACGCCCTGGGCGAGCTGTACGGCTCCAAATTCGCCAGCCAGTGGGGCGTGTTCGATGAAACCGGTGCATGGCTGGCAGAGCTGCAGTTCCTCGCGCCAGCGCAGTTGGGTATCGGTTTGCGCCGTGTGCGCCAGCAGATCCAAAACGCCGTGCGCGCCGGTACCGAAGCATGGCCACCCACGCCGCTGGCGTTCGCGGCGATGTGCCAGCCGAAGCCCGAAGACATGGGCCTGCCCAGTGAGGGGGAGGCGTGGCGTGAGGTGGTGGCGAATGCTCACCAGCCCAGCCGCCACCGCTGGAGCCATGAAGCCGTGCGCATGGCAGGGCAGGCCGTGGGCTGGTGGGACCTGACCCACGGCAGCAGTGGTACCCACACCAGCAAGCTGGAGCGCACGTTTCGCACCGAGTACGCGGCGCTGGTTAACCGGGTGATGGCGGGCGAGCAGCTGCAAGCGCGCACATTGATCGGCCACGACAGCCAGTTGAGCCGCGCCGAATTGGCAGAGCGCGCCAGCCGCGAAGCCGCACAGCAACAAGCGGAAGCGGCGGGCATGCCGCCCCGTATGAATTCAGAGCAAGGCATGCGCTCGCTACGCGCTGCCCTGGGAGGTCGTTAACCATGAATCAGATGTTGAAAAGCCAAAGCGTGACCATGAGCAGCCTTGAGCTACTGGATGTGATTAACGCTTCTCGCCATGAGCATGGGCAGAGCGCTATTCGCCGCAATGATTTTCATGCTCGTGTTGTGGATGAGCTAGAAGGGGAGTTTTACGAAACTTTCGTAATACCTGCTGGGCCAAGCGGTGGTCGTCCTTCGCAGGGTTTTCGCCTCAATCACGATCAGTGCTTGCTGGTGGCGATGCGAGAGTCAAAAGCGGTTCGCCGTTCTGTACTGGAAAAGATCAAGGCGATTGAGTCTGGTAACGCTCTGCCCAGCATCCCCGCCACCATGGCGCTGTGTGAGCTCGCCATTACTGTTCTACGCCCTTCCGATTCAGGCAAGGTCGTCATGCTGCAAAAGGCAGGCAAGGCCACCGGTGCCGATACCAGCTTTTTGCCCGACTACACCGAAGATAGCGCGGTTGGCCATGTGGGCGCGATGGATACCGCTAGCGCTACCCAGCTTCTGCGTGAGTATGGCGTTAAATGCACCGCTGCCGCCTTCAATGAGCGCTTGCGTCAGATCGGCCTGCTAGAGCAGCGCAGCCGTAAGTCGTCAGGCGGCAAAGAAAAGCGCTTCTGGTGCATTACCAATGAAGGCTTGGCCTACGGAAAGAATGTCGTCAGCCCGCAATCCCCGAGGGAGACGCAACCGCACTGGTACCGCGTTCGCTTTGTTGAGCTTGTGACGCTGATTGGATTGGAGTGTGCGGCATGAGCATCCTAAAGCCCATCGATCACCAGAACATCGTGCTACGCCTGCTGGCGCGTTCAGCGTCCTGTGATGCCCGGCACCTCACCGCCCTGGCCCATGCCCATAAGCTGCCCGTATCGCTGCATCAAGCGCGCGTTGCTTGTGACGAGCTATGCGAGCAGCAGTTTGTGGCCCGCACGATCACGGGGTATCGCCTCACCACGCACGGGGAGTGTGAACTGCCCGCCGTGCCGTTGCTGGAGAGCTATTACATCGCGCCAGCAGGGGGGTGTTGCATGACGCGCCAAGCCTATCAGCAGCCCAAGTGCCCAGAGTGCCAGTACCGCAAGCCGCCTAGCGAATTCCGCGACCCCGGCACCCGTGAGCCATTACCCGCGTGCAAGCACTGCTTGCGCCGTAAACAGCGAGGGGGTGCCCGATGGACGGCGTGACATGGTTCCTGCTGGGCATGCTGTTTGGCGTGTTTCTCGTCGTCGCGTGTGCCGTGACGGTGTTTTGCCGCAGCGTAGAGGGTTTAGACGATCAGGGAGAGCAGAGCGATGGATAAGGTGCAAAAGGGAGGCCAGCAGGCCCGTCGCGCGGCGATGCTGTGCCAGAACAAGCGCTTTGGGCTATATCTGGACCATCGCCGCAGGCAGGCGCAAGCGCTTGAGTTTCGGCAGCTGCCGGATGGTACCCACACGCCTGAGGATTGCGTTGATTTCATTCGGCAATCGTGTGGCATTCAAAGTCGCGCAGAGCTGGACCATAACGACCAAGCGCGGGCGATGCTAGATCGCATCATGGCCGATTACAGCAAATGGGAGCGCCAGCAGCGTTTAGATGATCGGTTAGTAGGGGGTGTGGTGTGCTGATTGCAACTGATAATAAGGCGAGCGCTGAGCGTAAACCTATCGTGCCAAATCCAGCTATGTGGAGTGAAGCCATCGCAATGCTCTGTGAGCCGTGCCGTCACTTCCCTGGGTGCGATGTTGTGGAGGGCATGATTGAGATGAAAGAGGGTGGCGCATGGCCTGATGGTGGATGGGTGACCGATCCGGGAGCGGGTATTACCTGCTTGAGCTACGAGCCTCGTTCCGTTCGTTCGTTATCATCCAGTGAGCTAGATGAGGCGCTAAGAGACTCGGTGCCGATTTGCGACGGGTGCGCAGCTCTTAAGGGAACTGACGCTAGCAAGGCGCTTCACACACAGCGTGATTTTAGCCAAGCCGTTAAGGATAGAGGGCGTTTCACCTGCCATAAGCCGGGGAGTGAGGGTAAGTCGTGTGGCGGTTGGTGTAATGCTGTTTTGCGCCAGCGAGGCCAGCATGACTGAGAACGCACACCCGATAGAAGACCACGCCAAGGCGTTGGCAGACGATAACCGCTTTTGCGAATGGCTGGATGCTATCGATGCGCTGGATAGCGGGTGGCCACACAGCCATTACACCGCCCGCCGCTGGATTGAGGATCAGTGCGAGGTGGAAAGCCTGGGGCGCTTAGCCACTGACCCAGTAGCGGCGGCCTCACTTCATCAAATCGCCCGTCGGTTTGCCGTGTGGGATAAAAACCAGGAGCTAGACCTATGACCGTTCGCGGACTACCTGCCAGCAAACGCCGCCCACGCAAGCCAAAGGCAGACGGCACACCTCGCAAGCGCCCCGTTGATTGGGAGGGGAACGAGCAGGCCGTCGTGATTCGCTGGCTACAAGGCGAGAAGATGCGCGGTCAGCCGGTAGGGGAGCTGTTCGACGCCATTTATCACGTACCGAACGGCGGCGTTCGCAGCTACAAAACGGCGGTGGCGATGAAGCGGCAGGGCGCTAAGGCGGGCGTGTCCGATCTTCCGGTGCGTCAAGCGCGTGGGGGCTGGCACGGTCTCTATCTGGAGTTTAAGGCAACCCCGCCGCGTGATGCCGATCTGAGCGATAGCCAATTCGCGTGGCTAGAAGGTAGCGAGTATGAGGGCTATTGCGCTGTGCTGGCGCGGGGTATCGATGAGGCCAAGGCGGTGCTGAGGGAATACGCGAGCTGGCCACGCACGCAGGTGGTGGGCGAGCGGCAGGCGATGAGTAGCGGTACCGAGTGGAGAAAGGGCTAATGGGCATGGCATTGATGAAAGAGGTGAGCATGGCGCGTAACTATGAGCGTATGAGTATTCGTGATCTGCGAGAGCTGGCGCGTAGCAGTCACCCAGAGCATGACCCGGAAGCGGCACGCGTATTTGTGGATCGTGTACTTGATATGGAAGTGGAGCGCCTGACGTGGCATGAACATGAAAACACCGGGTTTCAACCGTTCAGCTCTGCCGCGACCGTAGGCGAGCAGCCAGGAGGGGGAACCGCTGCCGCTGAGCCGCTGGCGATAGCCTATGAGCGCGGCTTCCGGATTCATTCCGGCCATGAGTTTGCGCGAGAGTGGCTGGAAGCGGCCCGCCTGCGCCCGCGTGCGCGCTTAGCGGTGCTGATACGTGCAGCCAAACTGTACCCGATGCCCACCCAGCAGAAAGCCCCATGGGCGAAGTCGTATGACTTTATTGCTCAGCACTTGCCCATCTACTCGCGCATGCTGCAAATGGGGTCGCTTTCGACCATGGGGGCTATTGCAAGCGTTGTCATCGAAGAGGATCCGACAGGCGTGAAACGACGAAAGGCTAATCCTGATCCCAGCGCGCCGATATTCAAGAATGGTCAGGCGCTCAAGGATGCGGCTAAGCCTGCCAGGGTGGCTCTATTGATGCTCGCTCAGCTTTGAAATACTAGATGTTGTATTAACTCCACGGCTGATCTACTATGTTTCTAGGCTGGCGCTCAATGTCGCTAGCCGCCACACATCATAAAGCCCTGCCGGTCACCCGGTGGGGCTTTTGCGTTTCTAGCGGCTGTGGACCACTGGCTGGTTGCCGGGCTCATATCCCGGAGAAAGCGGGTTCGATTCCCGCCGCCGCTACCATTTCATGCGTTGCCGCCTGGGCTTCGCTTTGCCCCTTCGTGCGGGGCCTTTTCTTCCATCAAGTGACCGCCCATGCCTGTTATCACTCCTGCCCAAGCGGGTGGCGTCAACGTGTGCGCCTTTCTCGACATGCTGGCGTTTGCTGAGATCGGCAAGCCCATGCTGAGCGACCCGCGCACCGATAATGGTTACCGGGTCATCGTGGGCTCGCTGCCCAGCAAGTTGATTCTCATGGACGACTACCACGACCACCCTAACCGCCTGGTGCGCATCCGTAAGGGGCTGAGCTCCACGGCGGCGGGGCGTTACCAGCAGCTGTACCGCTACTGGGGCCATTACCGTGCGCTACTGGCGCTGCCGGATTTTGGGCCGCTTAGTCAGGATCGCTGCGCAATCCAGCAGATACGCGAGCAAAAGGCGCTGCATCTGATTCAGGAGGGGCGCATTGCTGACGCTATCCATCGGTGCCGGAATATCTGGGCGTCGCTGCCAGGGGCTGGTTATGGTCAGCATGAATATTCATTGGAGCGCCTGCTTTATGAATACCAGCGGGCGAAGGGCGTGCTGTGTGACGCCGACAAGACTTGGTACGAGCAGGCGCTACTGAAGCGCCGCGCCTCTTAAACACTATCGGCCGCTGAGGTGGCCAACATGCACTCAAATAAAGAGCCTGACGCAATGCCCAACCGAGACCCTAACAACTGGCAGGCGCTGTTAAACGTAGTGCTGAGCCTGTGGCCTCAGATCTATGCGGCGGGTCTGGCGATGCTGATTGCGCTGGTGCGCGCCATCCACGCAGGAGGGCGACCCGTGAAAAGTTTTCTGGAGGCCGTGCTGTGCGGCTTTCTCACGCTGGCCCTGATGCCGCTGCTTAGCTACTTCGGGATGCCGCAAGACATGGCCATCGCCATTGGCGCAGCTATCGCCTTTCTTGGTGTTGAGTGGGTGCGAGACCGCATTGATGCACTCTACGAGAAGATCATTGGCAGGTGGCTGAAATGATTAGCCGATTGCTAGGCGGGGTGACGCCTTGGCTACTGGCTGCGTTGATTGGCCTTTCTGTATTTCAGTATCAGTACACGCAGCGCGTGAGTGCTGAGCGTGATCGCGCTGCGATGCAGGCAGAGCATGCCGATGAACGTGCAGAGATCCTAAAGCGCCATCAACAGCTCCAGCGCCAGCAGATTCAAACGCTGAACGATGCGCTAGCAGAGCGCGACCGGGCACTAACCATCATCGCTGACGACATACGCGCCAGCACAGCGGCGCTTCAATCACTAGGGGAAACCGATGCTGACGCGCGCGAATGGATGGATAGCGATCTGCCTACTGGTATTTCTGACTGGGTGCGCGAGCTCCAACAGCCCAGCGCCAGTGGTTCTGTGCGACTGCCCGGCGGTACCCGCACACCTAACCAGTGAGCTACCCGCGCCATCGCTGATCCTCAATAGCAATCGTGGCCTGTTGCTGCTGCTGGCTGAGTATGAGGCGTTACGCCGCCGGTTCAATGCGGACCGTGCGGCGGTAGTGGAGATTATGGCTGGCGGGGGTGACGAGAAGTAGCGCACCAAGCAGGTCCAAAAAAAACGGCGGGTCCTCCTGGGCAGGCGCATGCAGAGTACGGGGAAACATAGCCGCAGAATTCGGCTATTTATGAGAATTTTCTAAGGCGAGGTTGTTGTTTAGATGTCAGCCAATAGACAGCAATCTCCTGAGCCGCATTGGCTTAACAAAACCCAGATGGCCGCCAGCCTGGGCATTAGCGTTCAAGCCTTTGATAAATGGGGCGTCAAGCCGGTGGCAAAGATTGGTCGAAGCGTCTATTTCGATTGCCGCTCAGTGCTTGATTTAAAGCTTGCTGAGCTGGAAGCGAAACAACAATCATCGCAACCAGGAGACGATGATGCTGGCTTTGATCCATTGCTTGAGCATAAGCGCGAGCAGGAAGAGTACCTGCTGACGAAAGAGCGCCGCATTGGCCAGCAGCAGAAGAACGAATTGGCAGCACGCAAAGTGGTGCCTAGCGAGTTTGCCATCTTCACCTTATCTAAAATCGCGGCAGAGATCGCCGCCATTCTCGACACGCTGCCGCTAACCATGAAGCGCAAGCACCCCGATTTAGAGACACGCCACCTAGATACTCTGATGCGGGAGCTCGCACGCGCCCGTAACCAAGCCAGCGGGCTCGATAATATGTTGCCGGAGCTGCTGGATGACTACTTCGATAGTATCGACACAACAGCTTAGAGAGTGGCGGCGCTCGGTACGCCAAGGCCTGTTGGCGCTGTACCGGCCAGAGCCGCTGACAGCGGTGGAGTGGGCAGACAAAAACTTCTACCTGTCGTCTGAATCGAGCTATCACGAAGGACGCTGGACCACGCTGCCGTTTCAGATCGCCATCCTCAATGCGATGGGCAACGACGAGATCCGCACCGTTAACGTGGTCAAATCAGCGCGCCTTGGGTATACCAAGATGCTGCTTGCCGCCGCCGGTTACCTGCTCGAGCACAAAAAGCGCAACATTCTGACGTTCAGCCCTACCGACACTGACGCTGAATCGTTCATGAAAACGCACCTAGAAACAATGGTGCGAGACGTGCCGGTGGTACTGGACCTAGCGCCCTGGCATGGCATGAAACACCGGGACAACACCCTCAGCGCTAAGCGCTTTGCGAAT